TGCGAAGATGTCTAGCTGATTGATATGATATAACGTAACACCCACTCGACAACCGCAATCCAACTGAGGACAGACATGTCGGACAACCAACAGATCGAGAACTCGATCGACCAGGCCCGCAAGATGGTCGAGCGGAAGAACCAGATCGAGAAGCTCACCTCCAACCGGGAGTTCCGCAAGGTGATCCTTGACGGCTACTTCGTGGACGAGGCGTCCCGTCTGGCCGGGATCTCCGGTGATCCGCTCCATGCCCGTGAGCATGAAGACATCATGCTGTCCCTGAAGGCGATCTCGAAGCTGCGCCTGTTCCTGTCCAACCAGATCCGCATGGGTCAGGTGGCTGAGGCTGAGCTGCATGAATACAACGAGGCGCTCGACGAGATGCGTGCTGCCGAGGCCGAGTCCACTGACGATGAGGCCGGCGAATGAGCGACCAAGCAGATCTGAACCAGATCGAGGACGAAGACCTCGACTTGGGTTCCCTGTCTGACGAGGACTTCCTGTCCCAGGATCCTGCGAGCTTTGGGGCGACCGAGGCCACGGCAGAGGCCGAAGACGAGGACGAGCAGGCTTCGGCAGACGAGGCTGACAAGGACGGTGAGTCCGAGGCTTCGGCTGCTCAGACGGAGGCCCAGACGGCTGCCGCGGCAACGGTGACTTCGGCCCCGGATCACACCACACCACACCAACCCGCAGCAGGTCAGGGCGAAGCGTCCCAGCCGGCTCAGGCGGCCGCAACCACCGAGGCAGGGCAGGCCCAGCCGGTGGACTATGAGGCCACCTACAAGCAGATCATGGCTCCCTTCAAAGCCAACGGGAAAGAGTTCACGCCGAGCTCGCCCGAGGAGGTGGTTCGCCTCATGCAGATGGGGGCCAACTACACCAAGAAAATGCAGGCGCTGAAGCCGAACCTCCAGCTGATGCGCATGCTTGAGAACAATGGGCTCCTCAACGAGGAGAAGCTGTCCTTCCTGATCGACGTCGAGAAGAAGGATCCCAAAGCCATTCAGAAGCTCCTCCACGACGCCAAGATCGACCCGCTCGAAATTGATACGTCGGAGGCGCCGGCCTACACCCCTGGCAATCACCGCGTGAGCGAGCAGGAGATGGCCTTCCACGAGGTGCTCAGTGACGTTGCAACCACTGACACCGGCAAGGAAACCATCGTTCTGATCAACTCCCAGTGGGACACTGCCAGCAAGCAGGCCGTCTTCAAGGAGCCTGTGCTGCTTTCGATCATCAACGAACAGCGATCCAACGGTATCTACGACCAGATCGTCTCGGAGATTGAGCGTCAGCAGACCCTTGGGCAACTGCCCAACATCCCGTTCATCCAGGCCTACAAACAGGTCGGTGATCGGCTCCACGCCGAAGGCAAGCTCGTGCCGAGGAACGCCTCACAGCCGTCGCAACGGCAGGTGAATCCCGCTCCCATCGCTCAGCAGCGCCAGGTCTTGGAGACCCGTCCCGCCCAGCCAAAGAGCCCTGTGAGCAATGGGGACAAAGCCAAGGCGGCCTCTCCCGGCCCCCGGGCTTCGACCAAGCCGTCGCCTCAGACCTTCGATCCGTTCTCGATGTCGGACGAGGAGATCATGGCGATTCCAGCACCCCGCTTCTAAGGAATTTGCTCCATGCAGACCTATGGCAACCCCTCGGGTGGCACCGCCTCTTCGATTGAAGGCGCGGGCTCGACCCAAATGAACACCTTCTACTGGGAACGTCGCGCTCTGATCGAGGCCCAGAAGGAAATGTTCTTCATGCCGCTGGCAGACGTGACCTCGATGCCGAAGCACTTCGGCAAGGAGATCAAGGTCTACCACTACATCCCGCTGCTCGATGACCGCAACGTCAACGACCAGGGGATCAACGCGGCTGGCGCCACCATTGCCAACGGCAACCTCTATGGTTCGTCGAAGGACATCGGCACCATCACCGGCAAGCTGCCCACGCTGACGGAGACGGGCGGGCGCGTGAACCGTGTCGGCTTCACCCGTCTGATGCTGACCGGCTCGCTCTACAAGTTCGGCTTCTTCACCGAGTTCACCCAGGAATCCCTGGACTTCGACTCGGATGAAGACCTCTACGCGCACATGTCGCGTGAGCTGGTCACCGGGGCAACCCAGTTGACCGAAGCCGTGCTGCAGAAAGACCTGCTGGCTGCGGCTGGCGTGGTTCTCTATGCGGGCGCTGCCACCTCGAATGGCACCGTCACGGGCGAAGGCGCCAACATCTCGGAAGTCGACTATGCGGACCTGATGCGTCTGGCTCGCATCCTGAACGACAACCGCACCCCGAAGCAGACCAAGGTCATCACCGGCTCGCGCATGGTGGACACCAAGGTCATCTCCTCGGGTCGTGTCCTCTACATCGGTTCCGAACTGGAAGCGACCGTGAAGGCCATGAAGGATCTGTTCAACAACCCGGCCTTCATCCCGGTGGCTGCCTATGCTTCGGCTGGCACGATCCTGAATGGCGAGATCGGCACCGTTGACCAGTTCCGCATCGTCGTGGTTCCCGAGATGCTGCACTGGGCCGGCGTTGGCGCGACCGTGACCAACAACCCCGGCTATGAGGCCACCAACGGGAAATACGACGTGTTCCCGATGCTGGTCGTCGGTGACGAGAGCTTCACCACCATCGGTTTCCAGACCGGCGGCAAGGCGAACAAGTTCAAGATCACCACGAAGATGCCGGGCGACGCCACCGCGGATCGCACCGATCCCTACGGCGAGACCGGGTTCAGCTCGATCAAGTGGTATTACGGCTTCCTCGCCCTGCGCTCCGAGCGCCTGGGCCTGATCAAGACCGTCGCCCGCATCTGATCCTGACCAAGGCCGGGGGGAGTTATCCCCCCGGTTCCGTCTCACGACATCCCCATTCCCTCCTCCAGGAACACTCACATGAGCGACTCGGACCAGACTGACCTGAACGACCTGAACGACGAACCCAAAGTGGATGAGCTGGCGCTGCTGAAGCAGCGTGCGGATCTCCTGGGCATCTCCTATTCCAACCGCATCGGCGTCGACGCCCTGCGCCAGAAGATCGCTGAGAAGGTGGCCGGGGCAGAGCCCAAGGCCGAGACCAAGGCGGTCGACGAAGACGGTCTGACCGAGGGCCAGAAGGCTGTCCGGCTGCGTCAGTCGATGCAGGCCGAGCACATGCGCTTGGTTCGCTTGCGGATCACCAACCTG